GCTGAGGCGGAGGGTGTGAAATATTCACACCCATAAGATTAGCGCAGATCACGTGCCACCCTAGTGAAAGCAAAGTTCTCAACCCCACTAGGATCACTCACGCTGAACGGAAACGATGCTAATCCAAGCGTTGATCTAATCACATCAGCGCCCCCTGCCCGCTGAGCAATCTCAGCAACGTCCATGCCAGAACGTAGCAGGTCATCTCCATTCACTACGAACCTTACGAAGTCAGAAAAATTTGGATACCACATACAGTTATTTGCCTGCATCACCAGTCGCATTGAGGTCATGTATTTATTCCAATTCCTACGAAACCTCTCAAAAGAGGAAGCTCCAGATAGGAACCGATAAATACTACGAACTCCCACACATACCCCATCATTACGATAAGCGTCATCATGCATACGCTGTAGGTAATGAATAGTTGTTGGAGAAATGTGCTGCTTCTCTTCTGACATTGTCAAACCGATCTCCGCCATGGCTCCACTTAAATCATTAGCCTCAGGGTTATCGGAAAACAAGAAAACTCCGTCGTCACCCATGACTTCGTAATCAAGTACATCGATCCCTAGGCGACCGGCAGCATAATACCCAGCCCAGCAGTTCGCTAACGAATCAAATAGATTCGTCCAACCGCTACCGCTTGGGACCGTGCCGCTCCTTCCGCGACGTACCTCCCATGGTACAACAAGAGGGATGGTTGAGAAAACCTCTCTCATAAGAGATAATCTATCGCTATGATTCGGGGTGAACCAGTTAATAAAATAATCCCAAATCAATTTAATGAATGAGACACTTATACTGGTATCAAACCTCGAATAGTCGAAAGAATAGATATTCAACCCCTTTTGTTTAGCTTTATTGATAATGCGCGTCATAGCAACATCAACAACATCAGGGGTGGACCAAGCTGCAAATCCAGGTAACTTTCGCAACACGCCAAGCAAAGCATGCATAAACATCAATGCAAGGATAGTTTCGGCATGGTCCATCATCCAAATCACGCGTTGTTTAGGAATGGGAGTCCCGGATTGTTGGCCCCTCCAGCCAATCACCGCAGCATAGAAATCATCCACGACTCTAGCGGCCAAAGCTCGTGATCGATAATTAGGTAATGCGCCCTTGTTACGAGTTAACTCGGGTAATCCCAAATTAGTATCTTTTGGCATCACAAACATTACCGTGTCAATTGAAACAGGACGAATAGAATGACGTGGAATTAGACGAGAAACAAAATCGTTGGCATAATCAAAACCATCCGACACAGGATCAAATGGTCCCTTAACGAAATAGGCATCAACATCTTTCACCCTATCAACATAGGGAAGCATGATTGACATTGGCCCAATCCCCTCTTTCTCCTCTGCATCCATCATCTCGTGAGAAAGGACGTGACTACTCTCAACCTCTTTCTCCATTCTCTGGACAATTGCTTCCCGGGCAATTCCGTCATAGAAAGGAGTACGGAGATCATGCTCAAACCCAATCTCAGCTCTATTCAGTATATTCGCGAGTCTCGTCAAACCGCCCCTGGGCACGGGACCGTTTAGATCGAAGTTGGCGACTACCTTTAACTTGTTGCTGGCGATGTCCAATGACTGCCTCTCTTTCTGACAATTTTCTTCCCTGATGATCAAGCCAGTCCACTAAAGGCTGACACTCCGGAGGAACCGAGTTTAGATCACCAGAGGATACAGCATCTTGTATTACTATATCACAGTGAGCGGGAACAAGTGGTGCTTTCTCATAACCACCACTACCACCACCACCATGTCTAGGAAGGGCAAAGTCCGTGGTAATTTTGACGCCTGGCGCAGGCTTATCCTCACTACCAACTGGAACTTCCTTTCCATTGACATCTGATGAAGGACGGGCCCACCAAGGTGGTAAACCCCATCCTTCGCTTTCGGCAACAGGATACACATCAGGAATAGCCTCAGCTACATCAACAACCTTTTCAGGAGAAGGAACAGGAACAAGAGTTGGCTCCACATCTACCTTTGGAGATGGATAACTGGGATAAAGTGGCTCGTAAGACACTTTACCTGGTAATGGAACCGGTTCCAAACTAGGAACATCAATTCCAGTACCACCAAAACTACGCCACAAATAAGTGCCAGCTCCTCCACCAACAGCTGTCCACACGGATAGTTTTAATACCTTTGTAATTCTATCCAGTACGGACGTCTGAGATCGCTCACCTTTCCCAACTTTTACCTTACCAGTCTTAGGGACATCGACCTTAGGTACCTTTGAACTAGTAGGTATAGTTGGAGTTCTCCCTCTTGATCTATATGGAGCGAGCCTCTTATACAAATGAGCTCTACTCAGAGTGGTAAAGATGGTATCTCCGGCTTCCGGAATGTCATCCATTAACTGTTGTAGACGTTTAACTGACATACCAACCTTATAAGATCCACCAATACCCATTGGAATCAGATATGGTTGAATCGCCTTCATCAAGGGCTTAACGGTATCTGGCAACAAATGATGAAGCTTATTGATCTCAAGTGGTTCTCCAGTATCAGGATCAAGCATAACCATACCAAAACTGGGTCCACTTAGTTGAGATTCAATTGCCTCAAACACACCAGGATATCGCTCCTTCAAACTACGAAGAACTTCAGCACCTTGTAAATGCATAAAAGGATTAGGTCCTTCTGCAGTTACAGGACTAGGATAAGGAGGCTTTGGATAACCAAATTCTTCGTAAAACGCCCTTGATTGCTCTTGAACAACACCAGGCTCATAAAACATATCTGGAGCAATCACCTCTGAAGTACGAGCTCTTCGCATAGCCTCTACCTCCTGTACGGTAGTAGGCCCACCCTCAATTGAGGGAGCTCTAGAACTAGTAGAGTATGTAATTGACCTCTCTTGTGGACGTGAAATAATAACGGGATACTCAGTAACACTTGAGTAACGCGGAGAAACTGGTCCACGTAATTCCTTTCCTTTTGGATTGAAAGTACGAGCCACCTTCCTGCTACTCCTGCTACTTGAGCGTCTCGATGAAACTGGTCCACGCAGTTTCTTTCCTTTTGGATTAAAGATACCAGCCACTTTCCTGTGACCTCCTTCATCACCTCCTATCGAG